CATCAAGCTTGATTGATAGTTCTGACCATACTGAGCAACTGCCTCTGCCTTTTCGCTCATTACCTGGTAGTCAGAAACCACTTTAGTTAATGCCTGAGTTGTTCTCATCTTCCCTTGTGCGGCAGACGATATAGCTCCTAAACTAATTTGTTCAGCACCAGGCACACCCGTTTGATTAATGCCTTGTATTCTCATTGACCTAGACCCCACCAATTATTGTCATTTCCAACCTTGCCAACACCGCTGATCAAAAGACTTTCCCCTTGGGATTGCATTGAACTGGCTTGAGAGTTAGCCCCTGCCCGTCTAGCTGATGCGGTACGTTGGCCCTGCTCTGCTGTAAAGCTCATCTCACGCTCTGCCACGTTAGCTGCTTCAGCCATCACCGCTAGGGTTGATCCGCTTGATAGGTCAACACCAGACTTAGCATATGCAACCACGCGCTGACCTTGTTCTTGGTTATGCTGATAGCGTGTCCTTCTAAGCCGTTCTGCAGTTTCTAGTTCGGCTAATTGAGCATTCTTCTCACCAGCCTCGCGCATTTCAGAAGCTGCGCTACTAGCATCGCTGTACTGCTTGACTGCCCCTGCAATTTGCAGAAATGTCATAAAACTCATAATTAATCTCCAACACTCAATGTGCCAAACAGCGAAACGATGTGGCAGGCCAAGGGCAAGTCTTGCTCAATTTCAATGCGACCATTTAAGTCATAGCCTAAATTTCTAACTTCAATGTCTTCAGATACCACTGGCTCTTCGTTACCAAAGTTAGTACCGGGAGATCGTACAGGTGGACGCTGACCATTGATGACAGGAATGGCTGACGCTTCTAGTCGAACAAATATTTTATTCCACCGCTTCATCTTCCCAAGCGTAGTACCAGCACCAGCGTTAGCCCCAGGTCGAGTAGGCGTGAGCTTGGAAACGTACTTTAATCCCACTTTAATGTCTGTCGCTGTGTAATTAAGCGTTACAGCACCGCTAGAAACGACCAAGTCAGGGTGTACAGCACCATCGGCTGTGATTTGAACTGTCTTACCTTCTAGGTGTGCAAGGCCGCTTACTGCGCTTGTAGCACTACCAGAGTAGGAGATCATCGAATCTAAATAAGTATCTGGCGTATATAACTCTATGTACTGCTTAGTCGCCCCACCGATAGTTCTTTCTACAACAAACCAGAATTGGTCAGGCCCATCTTCTGAGATGACTGTCATCGACTTATACTTGCCATCAGTAATATGCCTGTGCCACCCAATCACCTCTTGAGTTGGCTCATAGGTCAGCATTAATAAAACGCCATCAGCGCGTAATCCCATCAATACCGAATCAGGCACATGGCTGTAGCTTAACGTGGTCAATCCACCTGTGGTGATGTGTTCAGCAAGAAAGGTGATGTCATCCGATTGGAAGGAATCAGACTCCCATTTGTAGGCCACGTTACGCACTTGAGTACCAGAGCGTTGAATAAAAAATACATCTGATCCCACATAGGCTGGATGGCCTAGCTTAGATCCGTAACTGGTCTGTCTACGCACATCAACATTGGTTGGAGTGATTGCAGATTCATTACCACCTGTCACCCTAAACTCACCGCCTGATGTACCAACGATTAACACACGTTGAGCAGCCATCCACTTAATATTGTTTACCCGGTCAGAGGCAATGGCATAACTAAGTCCATCAGCCGCTAATGCCCCAAGGTCAAAGTCTTCATAGTTGCCTGTCTTAGATCCCCATAGGGTCTGTGGCTTGTGTGTTGTACCGCCATACCAAAGCCGCTGCTCATAGAACACCACCGCAGATGGGAAGCCTCTGTGCGTAGAGAACGCACCCTCTTGCCATAGGTTGGATGCAGTAGTTGCAGTCGGCATATAGCTCAAGTCTTTGATAGTCACATTGACCACAGTGGTCGATGAAAAGCTATTCACCCGAACCCACACGACTTCACCTGTGGCGTTGCCAGGGTTTACGTCTATGAGAAAATCAACACCAACATGAGAAGCGTCAAACAAAGCAGCACTGGCGGTGATATTCTGAGTCGCAGCAGTTGTCGAGGCAAAAGAGATAGTAAGGCTTTCATCCTGATTAACAGGAAGGAATGGGCCTTTTTTAAAAGATTCATCAACAAGTGTCCAAGTGGCATGGGCTAACCTCGTTAGTTTTCTAGGTTTATGACTAGGGTGAACAATCCACATAACGTCTGCGTTTTGGGCAAACTGTAGTTCATTGACCTGGGAATGAGTGTAAGTGGTAGTGATCTCGTAAGCAGCAGAACTAGCCTGGACTTGACCACCATTAGTATAGAAACGGATGTAGTTGTTTCCAAACTCTAGGACATAGGTCTGGTCAACACTGTACTCAAAAGGGATGAGCCGGGTTGTATGGGCTGAGTTCTTAACCTCGTTAATAAAGCGAGTACCACCACGCCTTTTAGCTCCACCATGCGGTAGGGCCATGAAGTTTTCCATGACCTCACAGCCAGAGGTATACTTTGGCGAGTCAGTGCGACCCAACAATCGTGGTGATAATTCACCTGATGCAAAGCTATTAACGATTGGGGATAGTCTCATGCTCTGGCAACCTCAAAGACGACTGAGTTAATGTCCTCTGAGCCTACCTCTGCCCCATCATAAATTGACGCATCGATGAGAGATGATGCCGACATTGCCCACATATCGTTAGACAAGGCCCGATTCTGTGTTAATGCGTAGGAAACCTCGGCAGAAATGCGACACGCTAAAGCAAATACTAAAGCGGGATCGAACTGCCCAGGGTCTGTGATTCTTGCAACAAACTTAATGGTTGCTGTGTCTGTGTTACACACCAGGGTTCGTCCCTCGATGCGGTATGTACTGACTTCTTTTAACTCAAGCACTGATAAGCAATGTGGATCGTTTGGCAAGCTGTATGCTTTATCAAACCCCCATACTGGATCAGTAGACAGTTGAGCTAACGTGGCCCTTTGAATGGCACACGACCAAGGGTGTGATCGTAAAACTGCGTCACGCGCATCTGCGTAGACAGCGTTACAAACATTTGCTTCTGTTGAGCCATCTTGCAATGAGGTGATTGTATTAGCACCTAGCATGGCTAAAGCCCTATTCCAGATTGATACTTCACTAGCCATGACAACTCCTAGTTAAAAAAAAGGGGCGTATTTCAGCCCCTTGGTTGATCACACTGAGATTAAGTCTCGGTACAAGTGATCTCTACAACACATTCATCCTGTACGCGAGTTGCGCCAGCTACGAATGACAAGTACACCTGGTGAGCGTAAGACTTGTCAGGACGTAGATCGATTTTGGTCGATACATCCTTACCAATGCCGAGGCCCATCGCACTCTTGGTAAATGCAAAGCAAGTACGCTGAGTTGATGCCAAGGTTAAACGCTCAGAGCGCAAGAACTTGAATCCCATAAACGTGTCAATATCACCCTGTACTAAGGCTTTGATTGAGTTGTAGTCTGCGGATTTAACTTCTGTGGTGTTCAACAAGTTAGAAACCTGTTGAGAGCCAAGCACCATGTAACGCTCTTCATCCGGGTCAACATCGTTGCCATCAAGAATCTCTTTAGCAGAGATCAATTTAGCAAGAGTCAAACCAGCAGAGCCGTGAGCGATCTTCTGACCAGCAGGCAATGCTACGTTAGAACCAGCACCATCTACTGCGTTACCTGTGGCGGCTGCAATGATCAAGTCATCGATAGCGCGGGCCATAGAGTTAGCACCAGAACGAGCATAGTGAGACTCAGGAGTCACCAACATACGAACCTTATCTTCATCATCGATGAGATCGGCCCAGTGGTAATCCGTCATCGTTGCAACGCGGCGTGAGTGTGGAACATCAAGAACAGGTGTGGTGGTGTGGCGTGAAGATTTCACGACAGCAGCAACAGTACCTAGACGTTCAAAGTTAAATTTTTCACCTGTAACAGACTGCTCATTGATTGCGGAACGCAAACGTGAACCCTTCTGTTGGGCTAGGTGGATTAAGTTGTCCTGGAACTGCTGGACAAACGCTTTTGAAATTGTATTAGCCATGATTCATTCTCCGAAATTGGCAATTGAAATTGGCGTTTTGAGCTACCCCATTCGGGACTCTTAACTGGCAATAACGCTTGCTTTGACGAGATATGAGAAACGGCTCATCTAACCCACAGGACTAAGGTTTAGCTACCCTGTTGAGTT